GTGAGGTTTGGTTACAGCAATGATTAAGTTTGGAGAATGGTTGCCTGATCAACCTGATTTAGAAAATGCAGGAGTTACAGTTGTTGCAAATGGAAGTGTAAGTGCCACTGTTTCTGCAACCGCAAATAGGGTACAATCAACCACTGCAAATGCTACAACGACTGCATCAATATCTGCAACCGCAAATAGAATACAATTTGGAGTTTTATCAGGAGCAACTTCAGCAAGTGTTACATCTACACCTAATTATGAAGTAAATCTTTCTGTAAGTTCTTCAGTTTTAGCAACTGCAAATGTAGTAGCAAAGATAATTGGAGAAGATTGGTCTAATATTGCAGAAGGATCTGAGACTTGGGCAATACAAAATATTGGTTCAGAAGTATGGACAACTCAAAATGTTGGAAGTGAGGTTTGGTTTAGGCAATGATAGATTTCGGAGAATGGTTGCCTGATCAGCAGGCAATAGCAAGTCCTCTTCAGGTGGCAAAAAATGTTATTCCTTCTGCGGTTGGATATTCTGCGGTTAAAAATTTAGGAGATTTTTCACTTGCAGGGGATGCTAGATTACAAGGTATTTATTCTAATAAAGATAGCACTGGATCAATAGAATTATTTGCAGGAGATGCAGGCAAATTATATAAATTTAATACTAATAATAGTCAGTTAGCGGATGTATCAAAATCAGGCGGATATTCTTTAGGAACTGATCAATATTGGAACTTTTGCACATTTGGTAATAAAATTATTGTTGCAGGAGATACATCTCAAAGATTGCAGTTTATAGCTTCAGGCGGTACTCAATTTGCTGATTTAGCATCTAATGCACCTCAAGCAAGATATGTGGCTATAGTTCGAGATTTCGTTGTTACTGGATTTTCAGGCGGTCAATCTCAAATTACATGGTCAGGCATCAATGACGAAACAAGTTGGACAGCAGGATCAAATCAAAGTGATTTTCAAATAATTCCTGATCAAGGTCATGTGAAAGCTGTCGTTGGTGGAGAATATGGTATTATTTTTATGGATAATGCTATTGTCAGAATGACATATGTTGGCAGTCCATTAATATTTCAATTTGATACAGTAGAAACAAAAAGAGGATTAGCTTTTGAGGGTGCTTATGCAAGTCTAAGTCCTTCTGAGATATTCTATTTATCTGATGATGGTTTTTACTTTTGGAATGGACAGCAAAGTATTCCGATAGGTGCTGAAAAAGTTAACAAGTTTTTCTATGATGATTTGAAAATATCTAATGCGGATCGTGTAACAGCTAGTATAGATCCAACAAGAAGTATAGTTGCATGGGGTTATCCAACTGGAGATGGTAATCCTGACAGAATATTATTTTATAACTATGCTGTTAAAAGATGGTCTTTTGCAGAAGTTACGCATGATATGTTGGGCAGTTTTCAGACTGCATCATATACATTAGAAGGATTAGATAGCATTAATTCATCAATAGATGCCTTAGATATTTCTTTAGATAGTAGAGCATTTAGGGGTGGTCAGTTTGTTTTTGGTGGTGCTAAAGATAACAAAATAGCCTTTTTTGGATCAGGAAATTCACTCCCTGCACAATTAATTTTAGGCGAAAGAGAGTTTTCAAAAGGCAGATTAACAAATATTAACCGAATATATCCATACTTTGATGGGGGCGATGTAACTGTTTCTTTGAAGTCAAGAAACACTATGGCTAACAACGTAAATATTTCAGGAACAGAAGGTCTAGTAAGTCTGCAAAGTCCATTTAATGATGGAACAGCAGGATCGTTAAACAATGAAGGATTTATTCCAACTAGATCTAATGGAAGGTTTCACACTATCCAATTTGACTTAGACAATGCTTTTAGCGGATCTTTTGAAAAAATATCAGGATATGAACTAGAATTGCAGGCATTAGGCAGGAGATGACTTATTTAAATTTACCTTACAATGGCGGAACTCCAAGAGAGATTGCTAATGTTGTAAACAATATAATGAATGGAAAAATCAACTCTACTGGCAATGTAACTCTTACAAATAGTTCTGCGACTACAACGTTAAGTGATGCAAGAATTGGATCGACAAGTGTCATATTATTTATGCCAACAACCAGTGATGCTTCAACAACGACTATTCATGTTACAGCAAGACAAAAAGGGCAGGCAACATTAAATCATGCAAATGCTACAACCACTAGATCCTATGGATATATCGTTTTCGGATAACGTTCAAAGATGCAAAAAGTGGATAGTTGATGCGTTAGAATATGCTCATAACAGTCATACTTTTGATGAAGTTATTGAAATTGTAAAAAGAGGAGATGCACAATTTTGGGCATTTTCTGACAGTGCAATTATTACTGAAATTATAAGTTATCCGCAACGTAGAACTTTGAGATTTTGGCTTGCAGGCGGAAACTTAAAAAGACTGTTAGACGTAGAGCCAAACATAAGAAAATGGTCTATATTATATAACTGTAAGGCAGTTGAAATTATAGGTCGGAAAGGTTGGGGAAAAGTTTTGAAAAATTATAAACCAACTGCAACTGTTTTTATAAAGGAATATTAGAATGTCAAAAGGTGGTGGCGGAGGAAGTTCAGGCACAGTCAATACTACAGTTGAACCGCCTGCGTATGCAAAACCCTTCTTAGAATATGGTTTAGCTGAGGCTAAAGATCGCTATACGAGTGAGATGCCTTCATACTATCCAAACTCAACTACAGTTGGATTTAGTCCTGAAAGTCAAATGGCTCTTAACATGACAAGAGATAGAGCTTTAGCAGGAAGTTCTTTAGTAAATAATGCTCAAAATTATATTGGCAATATTGCTCAAACTGGTGGCGGTTTAGGGTTAGGATCAAATATATTTCAAAGAGCCTCAACTGGTGGTTTCCAAAATGAAGCAATGCCAATGGCTAGAAATATGTTAGGCGGTGCAAATTTTGATGAAGTATTAGATTACACAAGATCGACTGCAAGAGGAGATATGCTTGGTAGTAATCCATTTTTGCAAGGTGCTATTGATAGAGCAATTGATCCAGTAAGAGACAAAATACAATCACAATTTGCAATGTCAGGAAGATATGGATCAGGAGCAAATCAGGATGTTTTGGCTAAGTCTTTAGGGGATGTAGCTTCTAATATTTCTTATGGGGATTATCAGCGAGAAAGACAAAATCAGTTAAATGCACAACAACAATTAGGAAATTTAGCACAACAACAATTTGCTAATCAATCAGGTGCTTTGGGTGCATTAGGAAACTTATCTCAGGCAGATATTCAAAGACAATTAGCAGGCGGATCGGCATTAAGTGCTTTGGACACTGCGAGGATGCAAAGACAAATGGAAGGTGCAAAGTTAGCACCACAATTTGCTGAACTTGATTATAGAGATGCACAAAGACTTGCTCAGGTTGGATCAGCAAGAGAAAGTGATGCCATGGCGAGTTTGCAGGACAATATAAATAGATATAATTTTGAGCAAAATATAGATGATCAGAAGCTAAGAAATTATATGGCTTTGATTAGTGGCGGTACTGTCGGATCAAACACAATACAGCCAGTATTTAGAAATCAGGGTGCTAGTGCTTTAGGCGGTGCTTTAGGCGGATCTCAATTAGCACAACTTGCAGGATTTAATCCGATGTATGGGGCAATCGGTGGCGGATTGTTAGGGTTAATGTAATGGTTAGACCAATAGATGCTTTATTAGGAAATATTGATCCTTTAACTGGATTAAGAAGAGGTATGGTTGGCGGAAACGCATCATATATGCAAAGTCCAGTAAAGGTAACTGGCTTGCCTCAGATTGACGATAGAAATACTTTAACAGATTATAATAATACAGTTACAATGAGGTCAGGTAATAATATTCCAGTAAGACCGATGAATAATGTGGGTGTTATTGCAGGCTCTAGACCACAAATGCCAACTGCGGAAAGATTGCCAATTAATCAATCAAATATGCAGTCAGGTATGTCAGGTTTATTAGGAGAAAGTTTTAACGATCCTAAAACATTTGGATTATTAGGTGCTTCTGCAAAATTGTTAGAGCAAGGCGGTTATTCAACAACTCCACGCACATTTGGTCAGATTGTTGGCAGTGGTATAAATGCGGGATTAGGTGCTTTCCAAACAGCCTTGAAAAACAATA